TGGGCTAATACTTGGGCTAACACTTGGGCTAACACTTGGGCTAACACTTGGGCTAACACTTGGACTAACACTTGGGCTAACACTTGGGCTAACACTTGGACTAACACTTGGGCTAACACTTGGGCTAACACTTGGACTAACACTTGGACTAACACTTGGACTAACACTTGGGCTAACACTTGGGCTAACACTTGGGCTAACACTTGGACTAACAATTGGACTAACACTTGGACTAACAGTCAATTGCAATGTAGGAATATTAGTTATTGTTGATATTCCATCACAAATACAATGTTTTATATAACCAGATGATGGGTTTCCAAAAACACTATTAGCACATTCAATAGAATAAATAATATTATAATGAACATAATATGTAAACCTTTGTATAGTTGTTAAATTAGTTTCAATTCCAGAATTATCAATTAAATATTTTCTACCATAATATACATTTCCATTACAATAGCAAATATTACCACTACCACCATCAACACATTTAAAACTTACAGACGATATATAATTAAAAAATGTAAATAAAATTATAAATATATTATTTATATTCATTATCTAAATAATTTTATCAAATTTATTTTTATATATTATTTACTATTTATACCTATTTAAATATTTATTTATATTGAATTAAATGTCTAGCGAAAATCCAAATATTGAAATTACATATTGCATTAATGAAGATGATAAAATACATAATGAATTTAATATTGAAGAAATATTAAATCAATTAAATAATTCAGAAAATAATAACGATAATATTTTTATGCCCCATATAATTAATTATAATGAAAATTATACTGTTAAAGCATTATTTTTAATATGTGAATATTATGGCATTGCAAGAGATTTAAAAAACAATAAATGTAATAAAGAACAAATAATTTATTTTTTAATTGAATTTGAGAGAAACCCCTTGAACGCTGATATTGTTTTCAAGAGACAAAATATGTGGTTTTATATTAATGAATTGAAAAATGATAATTTTATGAAGAAATATGTATTATGGTAATAAATTTTTATTTTATATATTAGTTTGAATTAAATATAAAATATTATAATAAATTATAAATGGTATTATCAAAAATAGACAGTGATGTAAGTTATCCTGAACTGAAAAGTGTTGATTCAGGAGATTTAAAAACTGAAGCTAATTTATATCAATTTGAAATTAAAGATATTGATGTAATTGTTGCGATTGGAAATGCAAAAAATACATTTGAAGATAAAAATATACTTTATTTTCCTATTTATTTAGTTAAATATAATAATAAAGTTGTTCAAATTGGTATTTATGAAATTAAAGCATCAGATTATTTAAGTTATTTGGACGATTACAATAATCTGGATATAGAGAAAATAGAAGAACCATTAATATATTCATTTGTTACCAAAGAATTTTTAAATAAACTAAGATTAAAACCAGAGGTTCCTCTTAGAAGAGTAGAAGGTATTGATAAAGAAGAAGGCGAACTTACTGAATCTGACGACAGTGAAGAAGAAGTAGAAGTGGAATATAATGAATATTATGAAATACCAAAAGAGAGAGAAGATATATTTGTAATAACAAAAGGAGTTCCTCTGCCTCCATTATTAAAAGAAGAAACTAAAAAACAAGCAAAAGATATTAAAGAAAAATATCATGAAACATCATCTGATACCTGGATTGAAAAATTTTTGAAAAATAAAAATTATACAATTGTAGACAATGAAGGTGGTGGCGATTGCTTATTTGCAACAGTAAGAGATGCATTTTCAAGCATTTTACAACAAACATCTGTTAATAAACTTAGAAAGAAATTAGCTAGCGAAGCAAACGAAGAAACATTTTTAACTTATAAAGAGCATTATGATATGTATAATTCAGCAATAATAAAAGATACAAATCAAATTAAAGAATTAGAAGCTCAATATGTATTATTAAAACAAAGATTTACTGAAGTAATTGATAGAAATGAACAAAAAATGATTTCAAGTGAAGCTAAAAATGTGAAAGCCGAACATGACAGACTTGTTGAAGAAAAAAAGGTTACTGCACAAATGCTTTCAGAATATAAATTTATGAAAGGTGTCGATTCACTCGATGGCTTTAGAAGTAAAATTAAAAAATGCGATTTTTGGGCTGATACATGGGCTATTTCTACATTAGAAAGAATATTAAATATTAAATTTATTATTATGTCAAGCGAATTATATAAATCAGGGGATAAAAAAAATGTTTTACAATGTGGTCAATTAAATGACCCTATTTTGGAACAACGTGGTAGATTTTTACCGGAATTTTATGTCATAATAGATTACACTGGCAGTCATTATAAATTAATTGGTTACAGAAAAAAAATGATATTCAAATTTTCAGAATTACCATATGATATTAAAAAAATGATTACTGAAAAGTGTTTAGAATCAAACGCAGGAGCCTTTGCTATTATTCCAGATTTTGTAAAATTTAAAGCAGGGTTACACAAAACTGTAATTAAAGAAGCACAATATGAAGATATATCTGAAAGTAAATTAAGAGGATTATATAATGATGATATTGTATTTCAGTTTTACTCAAAATCGATTGACAAACCTCTTCCTGGAAAAGGTAGTGGAGAGAAAATTCCGAATGATAGATTGAAAGAATATGCTGAATTGGCAACTATTCCACAATGGCGTAAAAAATTATCAAATTTTTGGGTACAACCATTCTCATTAGATAATCATCAATGGGCATCTGTTGAACATTATTATCAGGGTTCTAAATTTAAAAAAAATCATCCTGATTTTTATTTAAGTTTCTCTCTTGATTCGGGAACTGATTTATCAAAAGACCCTGCAATGGCAAAAGCAGCTGGCAGTAAAACAGGAAAACTTAAAAGCGAATTATTAAGACCTATTGAAGTCAAAGAGGATTCTGATTTTTCTGGTAAAAGAAAAGAAAGAGAATTATATGCAGCTCAATTCGCAAAATTTACTCAAAACGAAGACCTTAAAAAATTATTATTAGCTACTGGAGATGCCAAATTAACACATTACTCTAGAGGTGGTCCACCAATTGTATTTAATGAATTAATGTTAATTCGCGATAAAATTAAAAGAGAAATGTAAATTGTATTTATAGAACAAATCTATTTTATTATACATTAAAGTTTTATGTAATGCAATTCTATTTGTTTATTATATAATTCATTTATTATATAATTCATTTATTATATAATAATAAATCTTTATTTACCAAAAAAAGATTTGAAAAATGATTTAGGTTTTATAATTTTAGGAAAACTTAATAAACTAACACACGAGTCAATTAATAGGTTTGTTTTTTTAAAAAATTCTTCCTCTGCATCTTTTTGAATTGTAAGTTTTCTCTCTTGAACTAAAATATATATTATAAATTTTAAAATATTTGAAGTAACTAGAACTCTTTTTGCTGAATCAAATTTATTATTTTTAATTTCATATATAACTTGATATATTTTTTGAACTATTGTTATTAATTGTGGAATATCATTTGTATTAATTTGTCCATCTTTAATAACTTCTTTAACAGATGTTTCAATATCATTAAATGTATTTGGTGTTAAAGATATAATTTTATTTATTATACATAAAAGTTCTTCATTAAATATGATGCTATATTGCTTTTTTTGCTCATCATTTGCTAATATATTTTTAACAATGTCAGTTAAATTATATTCAATCATATTAACTATTTCATTATTTATAGTTTCAACTACATTATTACTAGTTTCAACTACATTATTTATAGTTTCAACTGCATTATTTATAGTTTCAACTACATCTGCTATACTTTTTGATTCGTCTGTATTGGAAATACTATCAAACACAATTGATTGTTCCATATAATATTTGAATATATTTTATATTTAAATATTTTATATTTAAGTATTTTATTTATTTTATTTATTTTATTTATTTTATTTATTTTATTTATTTTATTTATTTATTTTATTTATTTATTAGAGGACATTTTTAGACAACAATAATGTATTGCACTTCATATTTATTTTGGCGGTGGAGGTGGAACTACAGGCCTAGGTCCATAAGGTGATGTGTAATATCCTGGTCCGGGTTGATAACTAGGACAATTTGTTCCATAATAATTCATTTTCGAATTGACTCCGTCTGGACAACATCCAAACGCAGTTTGGGAACATCCTGCTTGTTGTCCGCCTGTATTAGTAATAATAGTTATATGATTTAAGGCTATAAGTATTAGAAGTATAATTGCTAAAATAATTATTATCGACTTATCCATATATATAATTTATTTAAAAAATATTAAGACAAATATATAATAAAAATTAATAGATTAATAATATAACAAGGAATGAAGATATCTAAAAATAGCAAACAACTCATGTTATTTTTTACAAAAAACAAACATATTAATCATGTTCAACAAACTAAACGAACTGATACCATAATTACAGAGTTATATAATGATATATTAACAGCGCATAAATATCTATTAAGTTTAAAACAAAAGGGTAATATATACCACGTTACAACCAACAAAATTTTAACAGCAACGCAAATATCAAAGCCTCAAAGTTTTAATTCAAACAGTTTTCCTGATGTGGTTCGTAATCACATTGATGAATTAACTATGTCTGAAATTTCATATCACTTTTCTCTCTATGGTCGTAATATTAAAATTCATTTTATTGTTGAAGAAGATAATGTGGAACTCAAATTAGAGACTTATAATGGATATGTTGATAATATAGTAATGTGGTTATATATATTAAATCAATATGCTTCTAAACAATGTGCAAACACACTTGTTATATATCTTTATTTTACTTCTCTTGAAAAAAAATTACCAGAATCAAAAATAATAATTTTAGATGAAATCAATGTTAACACTGCTTTTACTACAACCTGCCCCAAAGATTCAGAAATTGTTGTATTTAGAAAGGAGGAATGGTTTAAGGTATTAATTCATGAAACATTTCATAATTTTGCGTTGGACTTTTCAGATATGAATAACGATTATGCGAATAAATGCATATTAGATATTTTCAAAGTAAATTCAAATGTTAATTTATATGAAGCATATACAGAAGTTTGGGCAGAAATAATGAATGCATTATTTTGTAGCTTTTTAACATTAAAAGAAAAGAATAATATTGATGAGTTTCTCTCTAATTCTGAATTTTTTATTAATTTTGAAAGAACGTTTAGTTTCTTCCAGCTAGTAAAAACACTTAATTTTATGGGCTTATCCTATAAAGATTTATATTCTAATAATTCTAAAAGTGCAATTCTTAGAGACAATTTATATAAAGAAAAAACAAATGTGCTATCTTATTACATTATAAAGAGCATACTTATTAATAATTATCAAGGTTTTTTAAATTGGTGTAAAATAAACAATTTTTCTCTCTTACAGTTCAATAAAACACCTTCGAATCAAAGAGAATTTTGTAAATTTATTGAGAAGAACCATAAAACTGCAAGTATGTTAGATAACATTAATAATTCACAAAGTTTTTTAGAAAAAATAAATAAAAAAGGGGTTAAACCCAATTTATCATATATTTTATCAAATTTAAGAATGAGTATTTGTGAATTAGGATGATTCTATAATTTTTCCTGCCAAAAACATTTTTAGATGTGTTTTACAATAAATTTCTCCATGTAAGCACTTACCAATACACATATTATTACGCAACCTACGTTTAGCACATACATATTTGTACATTCCGTTTCCAAGTGACATTTTATTAGCTTTCCAAGCTACACTTGCTTCGTCAAAATCTATATTGACTTCATATAACGACATGTTTTTATATTTTGTTTGACTTCTTGTCTGCATTGTTCTAGTAGTTATGTTTTAATTTATATTGAAAAAGCATTTCATTTTTTTAGAAAAATAAACTAAAATTTATTTCACATTTTATCATATGCACTCTTGAATGGTTTAACATCTTTCATTATATCCGTAAAGATTACCACATGCTCTAATATATTCAAATTCATCAAATGTTAAAAAATTAGGTCTTTGGTTATACAGAAAAATATCTGAAAAATATAATTTTTCTTCGATTGGAATAGATGTATTATCCATATATTTCAATAGTTCGTCTTTGCTCTTTAACATATATTTATTTTTATGTAAATTAAATAAAACAAAACCATCCACCAAGATATTTAATTTAGATTCTTTAGGTTTTACTCCAAATGTATATAAATATTGACTACTAATAGATTCACGAATAGTATCTATTATAATACTTGTTGATAACTCTTTTTTTATAATGTTGGGATTATTACAATTCACATCGTAACAGATAGTAGAATTGATAGTATAATATGATGTATTCATTGTTATTATATATAATAAATATACCTTTATATACATTTAATATATTTTTATGATTTTTTATTACCATTTAAGGTAACAAATAAATGAATATATTTATCAGTTTTTGTATTTTACAGATGTAGTGTAATATGCAATAAAATTAAAAATAAAATTGAAATAATTCAAGTTAAATATATAAATTATAAATATACATAAAAATCCAAATGGGAATTAAATATTTAAACAGGTTTTTAAAAGAGACTGCTCCAACTTCAATGCAGTTTGTAAATCTTTCACAATTGTCTGGCAAGAAAATAGCTGTAGATATAAGCATATATATGTATCGTTATGCAGCAGATGATAGTTTAATTGAAAATGTATATTTGATGTTATCAATTTTTAGACACTATAATATTATACCTATATTCATATTTGATGGTAAGCCTCCCGCTGAAAAAAAGGAACTATTACTTAAACGTAGAGAAGACAAAAAAGACGCTGCAGAAGAATATAACTCCATTAAAAATATACTTAAAAACAATGAAGACATGGATGATTCTGAAAAACAAGATTTAATATACACTATGGATATTCTTAAACGTAAATTTGTTAATATTAGAAAAAACGATATCGAAAATATTAAAGAATTAATTAGGGCATATGGAGGAACATATTTTGATGCACCAGGTGAAGCAGATGAATTATGTGCTATGTTAGCAATTAAAGAAATGGTGTGGGCGTGTTTAAGTGAAGATATGGATATGTTTGTATATGGATGTCCACGAGTTATAAGATATTTTAGCTTATTAAATCATACTGCAGTTTTATATGATATAAGCGAGATTCTAAAAAATTTAGGCATTACACAAAAAGAATTGAGAGAAATTTGCATTTTATCAGGAACAGATTACAACAGCTTAAATGTTATAGATGAAAATTCTCCAACATTATATTCAACGTTAAAACATTTTAAAAAATATCATAAAGAAAAATCAAGTTTAGATTTTTATGATTGGTTAATTGAAAAAACGAATTATATTAAAAATATAGAATTATTAAAAAAAATTTATAGTATATTTGATTTAAGTAATAATACATGCAATATTTCAATTTTCCATGATATTAAAATTAAAAATGGCCCTATTAATAAAGTCATTATCATAAATATTTTAAAAACTGATGGATTTATATTTCCATAATAACAATATATATATAAGTTTTTTATTTAAATATATACATATATATTATATAAGTATGTTAGATTTATATAATAAAAAATATAGTAGGAAAGAATTAAAAGATAATATTTACTCTGTAAAATTAATAGACATTTTAAAAACACAGGTTGTTGATGTAACATTTGCAGTACGTTATTTATTAAATGATAAATATCAAATATTAGATGGTGACGATACAATTACATCTCCAATTATTTTAAAATATCAACCACATATTACATATCAAGAACTGCAAAATGCACTAAATGATTATGAATCAGATGATGATAGCATTGATGATTTTGAGACAGTATCAAATAGAGAAAATAATTAGATGAAAATTTCTAGGTCTATATTTTCAAATGTTCCTGTTGAAAATTGTGGAATTTGTTCAAAATTAGATGTCTTTAATAAATCTCTCATATTTTTAATTAATTCTCTCCATTTACAGTTAGGATTTTGTTTTAATGCTTCTAATAAAGACCATGTCATCGCTCCATTAGCTTTATTATTAAAAATTGCATCGACGCTGGTTTGATTATCTGTGCAACCACTAATCATAAAAACATTTCCAAATGTGTCTAATTGTTTTGCATTTTCTGTGTAGTTATCATAATTTAAAGAATCCATATATTGATATTTTAAATCTAAAACAGAACCACTAAAGCAGCTATCAAACATTGCAAATAATGTTACATTTAATTTTAGATATTTTTGAATCAATGTTTTAAATTCATCGTCTATAATTCCTTTCAGGTCACATGATACGATTAATTCATCGTAACCATCTTGTTCATCTCCATTTCTATCTAACACATAAGAACCGTGACCACTATATAAAAAGAATAATAAATCGCCTTGGCTAGAATTTATTAATAAATTCTTAAATTCTGACAATATATTATCTCTAGTAGCTTTTTTTGTTGTTAAATCTGTTAAAATAGTAATATCATTAAATCCGTTATTTGAAATTCTATCTTTAATTGAATTTGCATCGTTAATGCAACCAAATAATTCATTTTGTGTCCCAGTATAATTTATTCCAACTAATAATGCTTTTTTATTTTTGTCAACTGTTATTTTTTTTGGCTGGTAATTTTGAATTTGTAAAATATTATTATTTAATATATTTTTTAAACTATTAACTTGAAAGTTATATTGATTTATTAGATTATTAATATATGTTTGTTTTACTTTTACAGACAATCTAAACATTTGAATATTTTTAATATTTGTAACTAAGGCTGAATTTAAACGATATATGTTAGAATTAAATACTGTTTTTAGTTCATTTATTCTATTTTGCTTATAAATAGAAAGTTCAGAATTCATTATAATATATAATTATATTATTTATTAAAGAAAAATAAATAAGTATTTTATATATATTTATTATTAAATTATTTAGTCCATTTGGACCATATAATTTTTGTTTTGTTTTTGGTATAATATTTATTTTAAGCAGTAATGGTCTCAGTCTTCATTGCCTTAGCGAAGTGAGGAGACATATACTTCTGAAGGTTAAAGTATGTAAGCTCATCAGACTTCTTTAGCTTCAAAAGAGCAGCAAGCTTGGCATCAGGGTTAATCTTGCGACCGTTGTCCTTGTCTTGGAGCTTGTGAGCACGAATGTAAGTGTTGATTTCACGAGTAACATCTGTGCGAGCCATTTCAGTTCCTTTGTCCTTTCCAAGGAAAGAAGCAAGCTCATCAGAAATCTTGGTAGGCTTTACAAATCCAGAAGGAGCACGATTGCCTGCCTTTCTCTTACGCTTAGATGATTGCTTTTGAGCAGTCTTTACTTCACGAGTCCACTTCTTCTCAAGAGTTCTGTATTCAGTCTTCAATGCGGAAATAAGGACACCAAGTTGTTGAAGCTTTGCAAGAAATTCAACAGACTGCTCAGCAAGAGGTGTCTCAACATCAGCAGGAGCTGCAGCATCGGTTGATTCTACAACCGGAGTAACAACATCAACAACAGGAGAAGAATCAGCCTTAACAGCCTTTGGCTTTCTAGATTTCTTCTCTACTGCAGAAGCAGCAGATTCAACAACAGGAGAGGGAGCGGCGACTTGTTCAGTCTCAGTAGCAGTCTTAGATACAGTTTTCTTTGGCATCTTATTATAATATATAGTAGTATATACTTTTTAAGTAGTTTTTTTGGAAATAATATATATTGTTACCATAATTCGAATATATGTATTAATAAATTATAATTAATATGGATGCTACATAGAATTAAAAATATCCAAAACTTTGAAAAAACCAAGGTAAAGATGTAGCGGCAGTTTCGTTAACAATTGTTAATGCTCCTAGCACATAAATTGCTCCTAAAGTTTTACTATCTTTGTCCACTCCACTATTTACTAATTTTTCTAAAACTTCTAATACAACTTTTTTAACATTATACATATTTTGTTCAGTATGAATATAAGCCACACTTAGGTTTCTAAAAGGGTCGCCATTTGGAGGACAAATATTTCTTTTTATTTCATTAGAAATTTGAGCTCTGTAATTCCAAATGTCGCATAAATCTCTAATAAATTTTATTAGTTGCATTCTGTTCAAAGAGAGAAACCATTCAGCATTTGAATAATTTCCTAAAGAATCAATATTTTGAAATAAACTTAAAGCTCTTAATTCAATCGCTTTTTCACTAGATACTTTTAATGTGTCATCTTCAAATTGTAAATTAATATTTATTTTTAGAAGCTTACCCAAACTTACAATTAATTTAATTTCAATTAAAATTTCACTTGTAATTATATTTCTATTATATGGGTTGCATATTTGGTCTCGATTTTTTGTTTTTATTATTAAATTATATAGAGAATTAATATCAAACCCATAAATAAAACCATCTTCATCCTTATAGCTAAAAAATTGATGAAAATTTATTTCTTCTATTGGTTGCATTGTTACAAAGTCATCTAAATTTGTACATAGTTTTCTATTCAAGGATGCAGGTCCATGTAAAGCTTTATATTTTTTTACAATATTTCCTCTGAATACCTTCTGTATTTTTATTATGTATGATGAAAAATATAAGTAAGAATATATACGATTAATCAATTGGCTTTTATTTCCACTAATTTTTAATTTATAATTTTTTGCAATATTTTTTAACTGAGATAAATTATAATTATAACTTATAATATCGTTATAATTTTTTATTGTTGAAATACTTATATCTTGATTTAGTATTTTTGAATGTTTCTTAATAATTGGCATCTTCTTTTCACAATTCGTATAAATGCAATTTATATACTCATTTATTATACTTTCAGAGCTCTTATTTTTTTTTATAAAATTGTTCATATATTATTTATATATATTTTTCTTTTTGAGCTGTTTTTTTATATAATTATTTTAAATTAAATGCTTATCATACATGGTAT